GCACACGGCAGCGGAACGGGCACCGGCTGAAATTCGGATGATGGCGCAGACAAAGCTGCTTATGATATGCCAAGAAACCGGGATGCTCGGCGGGATTGGGAGTTTTCCTGTTCTCTAGGGGGCAACATGGAGTACAAGGATAGCAGGAAGTACTGCGTCGGGTGCCGGTATTTCTTCGGATACTACGAGGGCAGCCGGTGCTGCAATTACATATTCGTCCGCGGGGGAAAGCGGCCGTGCCCGCCTGGGAAGGATTGTACAGAAAGGAGAAAGAAAACGAAAAACAGGAGACGGAATTTAATATTATAGCTTTATCCCTGTATAGTATATATAATATAATTTTATATCTTGTGTGTATGTTGTTATAGTTCTATACAGGGATTTACTAAGAAAAGAAAGGAAAAGCATATGGCAAAACAAAATGCGTATCTTGCCAAGCAGGAGGCTGTTCAGCGGCAGTGCTTCAACGATGGTTGGGGCCTCGGAACACAGCAAATGTGCGACTATATCTCCCTGGCCTTGCGAGACCCGGAAATCATGGGAAAGGATACATTCAGCGGAACCAGAATCTTGAAAGTCCTGCGGAAAGTCAACGACTATATGCAGTATTTCCGCCCGGCTTTTCTGCCAATGGATGAATCGGACTGGTATCAGGAACAGCTGGATAAGGCTCTACAGGAGGCATACAAGGGAAACGGCGAGAAGTTCTACCCGTTCCGGGAGCGCTACGACTGCCTGCGGGAGTACGACTACAAGGAAGGACGGTGGAAGGGACGATGAACTGCCCAAATTGCGGTGCCCCCATAGAGGGATGCAAATGCGAATACTGCGGCTATACGCTGCTGAACATCATCGACTTTGAGCCCGGAAAGGTCTGCGACGTGAAAATGAGATACCGTGGCAGGGAATTCACGGCCAAGATGTATGTGGGAGACATCAACGTGGAAGCATCATGCGAGACAGTGGATGCAACTACTCTGGGAGACAGAAGTGTCCGCATCTTACGATCAGAGCCGACGCTGCGGGTAAATCTGGAATTGGTGTCGGTGTGAGGAGGGAGCAAAGATGAAATGTATAAACTGCGGGGCTGTCATCACAGGCTGCATGCGCCGTTTTGCGGGACGAAATACAACGGTGGTGCAGCAGAGGCTGATTTTGATGAGGACCAGTATACAGGGACCTTGAAGGTGGACGGGAAGGAATATCAAGTCTATATTGGCCGCATGGAGGACAGCATTATTTTCGTGAACGGCGGCAGGACGGCGGACGGAACCTTCACGGGGAAGTTCCTTAAAAAGAAGCGCAAGTTCACGCTGATAGAAATGTGAGCCTATCTTATTAACAAGAATTTATATATAATAAATATATATAAGTCTTATATCTTGTAGTGTGTATGTGTTATGGTAAATAATATAATAAATTTACTAAAACAATAAAGGAGGATTACGACTTTGGCAGAAGGTGAAAAGCTCAAAAAGAAACCCTACCAGGTGCCTGACCTGGAACCCGGCGACAACACAAAGTACATCAACCATTCCTTGACCATCATGAAGTGGAATAAGCCGGACATGGACAGCTTGGAGGCGGTGCAGAAACGGTGCTTCGACTATTTCAGCCTGTGCGCTGAGAATGATATGAAGCCGACTTTCGCAGGGTTCGCTTTGGCGTTCGGTGTAGACAGGATGACTATGTGGAGATGGTGCAATAATCAGCCTAGAAGCAGGGATTTAAGCGACTCTGTGCGTGACACTATCAAAAAAGCGCGGGATTTAATCAACGCTCAGATGGAGGATTTCATGCAAAATGGCAAGATTAACCCCGTTGCCGGAATTTTTTTGATGAAAAACAATATGAACTACACAGACCAGCAGGAAGTGGTCTTAAAGCCGGATAATCCGCTTGGAGAGCGGGCAGACCCGGAGAAGCTGCGGCAGAAGTATCTGGAAGATGTTCGCGGGAGCGGTGCGACTATCATTGACGCGGAGGGTGGAACGGAATGAGAGAAACGACGGAATACGCCATCGAACGAATGTGTACAGAGGTTGCCCAAATCCGGATGCTGATGGAGGGCGGTGCTAGGAAACCCGCCTGCGACTTTTGCAGAGAGTGTGTGAACAAACCGGAAACATTCACCGTGGTTGCCCATAGCGGGCGGCAAATGACGGTGACTTGGAATTTTTGCCCAGTGTGCGGTCGGAAGCTCGAGCGACTATAACAGCGGCTTTGACCCAGCGACTATAGCGACTATGAAAACGCCCCGGAGGTCTTGCGACTTTCGGGGCGACTTTCTGCGACTATGAAACGGGAATTTTCGGCTGCGACTTTGCGACTATGGCTCACGAGCTGGGAGCCTTGCGGGGATTTTCAGCCCTGACGCAAAAACATGGCGGGAAATCTGATCGGAGTCGGTGCGGCATGGGTGGTGGTGCTTTTACCCTGTAACAGCGGGCAGAACACAACGGGGCACGGAAAGCGCTTAGACGGGCGAAAAGCTGCGGGGCCACTCTGACATATACGGCGCGGGAATAGGGGCAACGGCGGGCGCTGAGCGCCCAACACGCTGCATAAAATGCCGCGCGGCATTGCGTGGCGTCCATACGTGCCAATTTTTAGGCGGGAACGATGTTTAACGTTAATTTATATTGCCGAAATAAAAACCGCTTAGAAAGCTGCTGAGAGCCTTACAGGGCATAGCAAGAGAAAAGCCCCGCCACGTTGGCAGGGCAAACGGACAACGCCGCGCCTGATCTGGACGCGGGCAGAAAGAAAAGCCGCCCGGACAATGCCCGGACGGCTTGAAATATTATTTGCTGATCTTCAGTAGCTCCGCCAGCACCAGCAGCGGGAAAAACAGAATTGCAAGCAGTGTCACGGTTCCACCCCCCCCTTAAAACAAGATAAACAGATTGGAGCAACGCCCGATAATTGCGTATAATGTACCGGTTTCGGCATCTTTGACCAGTCCGCCGTTGATGCCGTAAACCCCGGAAGAATAGCCCACTTTTTCGAGCCTGCGCAGCGTGTAAATATATTCGCTCGGCTTACTGGTGTAATCCTCAGCCACTCCGAGCCGCACAAGCTCCCGGAGCGCTTTCAACGTGTATTTTTTCATTTGGGCTGCACCTCCTCCCGGTATGCATTGACAACACGGCTTGCGGCCTGGTACAGGGCTCTCGCTTGCACGTCTAGCCATTCTTCCCGGCTGTTCGGTCTGCGCTCGCCGTTGCGGGTCTTCTTGAGCTCGGACGGGCAGCAAAGACGTTCCGCAATGTCCCCGTCATAGATCAGGGCGGAACCGCCCCAGCTGTATTGCCCCCAGTCCTGCGCCCCGTTCAACATCCATTCCCGGCACTCTTTCTCTGATTCGGGGCCCCGGCCTTCGTATTCCGCTCGTTCTTTGATTTCTTCTACCAGCTCCAGGGCGTAGGCGTTGACGCCCTTGCCCCATGCGCTGCGGTCTTTCCGGGCTTCCAGTTCGGCAGTGATTCTATCGTAGATTGTCATTTTTATTTCCTCCTTGTAATTCTGTGGAGGCCGTGCTATAATAGCAACGCCTCCTTGTGTGGTGCGCTCCCGGTTTGCTTTCCTACGGCCTCCGGGGGCGCTTTTGTTTTGCTCTTGTTTACATTTACTATTATATGGATATTTTCGTAAATGTCAAGCATTATTTTACAAAAATTCAAGAAAAAATGTAAATTATCAAATCCGTCGTTTCCTGCTCCATCACGGGAGAAGCAGCAGCGAAAGCACAGGGGGCGGGGGATATGGCCATGCTGGTTCGGCGGGGGTTAGCCCCATAAATACCCGCGAAATCAAAAAGCCCCCCCTTTCAAAAATTCCGGCAAAAACAAAAAAGGCAGTTCCTATTTGTGCATTATTACAGTTGACAAATAATTGTAAATCTGATATTATACAGAAAACAAGATGTACGGGGGGAGCAGAAATGTACGAGATGAAAAAGGCGTGTGTCTATACCAGAGTATCTACAGAGGCTCAGGGAGAGGACGGGAAAGTGTCTTTGCCTGAGCAGGAGCGAATGGCGAAAGCCTGCATTGAAAGCAAGGGCTGGAAATATGTGAAAACCTATGAAGACAACGGGTATACCGGCAGAAACACAAACCGTCCGGGGCTTCAAGAAATGCTTCGGGATATTCGGGCGGGTAAAATCGAAGCTATTGTTATTTTTAAGCTAGATCGGCTTTCCAGAAAGCAACGGGATACTCTAGCGATTGTAGAGGATGATTTGTTGGCAAACGGAGTTGACCTCATAAGCCTGAATGAAACGCTTGATACCACTACCCCGTGGGGACGTGCCATGATTGGAATTCTATCTTCCTTTAATCAGTTGGAGAGCGACAATATCGCCCTAAGAACTACCATGGGGCGGTATGCTACAGCCAGAGAGGGCGGCTATGCTGGGGGGAAGCCTCCACTTGGGTATCGGGCTGAAAACGGGCATCTTGCAGTGGTGCCGGAAGAGGCGGAGATTGTAAAAAAGGTTTTCGAGTTGAGAAACCAGGGCTGTACATTGCAAGGAATTGCAGACAAGCTGAATGAGCTAGGATATCGGAGCAAGAAGGGCAAGGAGTTCAAGCACTCCGCAGTCCAGACGATTCTGGGCAACGAGGATACCTACCGGGGGAATTACCGGTACGGAAAAGAAATGTGTGAGAATACGCACGAAGCAATTCTAAAGGGGTGAGACTGCAAAATGGGGAAAAGAATATCTGATGCCGAACTAAATGAGCGGTATAAAAGTGTTCCACACTTCAATGTAATTGTGCGGGACGGGACAGTAGAGATACCATCCATTTTCATGTTTGAGGGTGGAGAAACGGAGTATTATCCATTTTTACAGGCTTGCCAGAAAATGAATTGCACGGTTCATTTGGTTAATGAGGGCATTACGATTGTGCCTGGCGAAAATGACATGATGCGGCGAGTAAAGGAAATGCTGTACTTCCAAATGGCAAGGTCGCCGGAAATGGTAACGCAATATCTTAATTATGCCCTGTGCGGAAAGAGAATGACCTGGGATGCAGTTCCCGGGCAGCACGAACCGATTTTGAAGGAGGGATCTTTATGAATCTATCCGGTGTATGCGCGGTTATAGCAGGTGTTCTCATGTTTGCCACACCGATTGTGTTTCTTGTGTGGCTGGTGAAGCTGATTCGGAAGAAACCGGCGAAGAAAGCTGGGGCAGCGGTGCTGCTATGCACCGGGCTATTTGTGGTGTCCGTGCTAGTGGGGGCATTCCGCGACCCCGCCACATATTGCAACCACGAATACATACTGGTAGAAGCTGAACCGGCGGATTGTGAAAGTGGTGGTTTTGAAACATACCAATGTAGTTTATGCGGTAAAAATAAAACAGAGAAAATTGAAAAACTGGGGCACAATATGGCAGACGTTCGTCGCGTGGAGCCAACATATGATGAGGATGGAGAGTATGTTAGACGTTGCACTCGATGCGGATACGAGGAAATCGAAGTGCTGCAAAAGATTGAATTACCCACATCCACAACTGAACTAAATAAGAAATCCAAGCCTGAAATAGAGGAAAAACCATCCGAAAGCACTAGAGCCTTTTCTGATTCGGATGTAGATTTAGCTGTATCTTACGATGACATTTATAATGCCTATAAAGAGAATGAACTCGTAGCAAATGACCTTTACCGGTATAACAGGTATCGCATTACAGCGGAGATAAACGGAATGAGTACGGGTGGCTTATTGAATCTGACTGGTGGCGCAACGCTTACAATGGAGCGCCGTGTCGGGAACACCATTGTCTTCTTCTATGCCGAGTTTGAGAAAGAACAAGAGGAAGCGCTAAAGAAAGTCAAAGTCGGCGATACAATTACATTTGATGGCAAGTGCATCGGCAAAGGCGGATTTACAGAATGCGAACTAATACCGGAGGCCTGACATGGAGCTATTTTTAATTCTGGTCTTCCCTATTGTCGTGCTGATTGAGCTGCTGAAACATAAGTAATGCCTCCCGCAAGGGCGGGAGGAAAGCCGAAGGGCTACTTACACAGAAATGTGTGGGTAGCCCTTATTTTTATGAAACGGAGGGAATTTATGAAAATCGACGTTTTGGGAGCGGAATATACGCTTACAGTAATTCGGGGAAGCAAAGAGCCAAGGCTCAAGGATTGTGACGGTTTCTGTGACGAAACTACGAAAGAAATGCTGGTTGAAAATTACGAAGACAGCAAGGGAGAACCAAATAGCAAGCAAAACCTTCTGGTTCAGACAAACAAGGTGAAGCGGCATGAGATCATTCACGCATTTCTATTTGAAAGCGGCCTTGCCGAAAATTCCAACTGGGCACAAAACGAGGAAATGGTGGATTTCTTCGCAATCCAGTTTCCAAAACTGCTGAAAGCATTTGAACAAGCTGACGCTCTGTGAGGTGAGAGTATGGATTATGAGAAATTGTCAACCTCCATTCTGGGGGCTATCGAGAACAGACCGGGTGATATCGGGGCATATGAAGACCTGTTTTCCCTGTGTCAGGCATGGGCGGAGACGGATTTCACGGCGGCGCATCGGGCGAATAAACAATTGAAGGATATGTGCGACCGAATGATGGATAAAGTTCCCATGTCTCAGGTGGAGGGATTCTACAGCCTTTGGCGGCGGGGGCTATTGTTTGAGGCTCCATATGACTTTGACAGCTATCTGACCTATATTGAATTGGACAGGAAGCTAGAAAAACGGTTTTATCAGCCGAGAAAGCACTACTTAAAACGATATGTGGACGCATACCAGAAGATTTTAGACGGGGAATTGGACTTTTTATCGATTTCCATGCCTAAGCGCGCTGGGAAATCCCAGTTGGGAATCAATTTCACAAATATGCTTTCCGGGAAATTCCCTGAAAAGGCGACACTTATGGAAGGAACCGGTGACGATTTGGTCAATTCTTTCTACAAGGGCTGTCTGGAATATCTTCAAACACCGAGCGAATACCTGTTCTACGACGTTTTTCCGGAAAGCAAGCTGGTTCAGACGAATGCAGATACGAAGACGTTGAATCTCATGAACAAATCCAGATTTCCAACAATCATGTGTCGCTCCATTGACGCACGACAGGTCGGCTTATCCGAAGCTACAAACCTGTTATACCTTGATGACTGTGTCGAAGGGCGGGAAGAGGCAAAGAACCGGCAGCGTCTTGACGAGAAGTGGGAGGTAATTTCTGGCGACATTATCGGCCGTGCCATCGAAGGAACGCCCATTGTTATCTGCGGCACACGGTATTCCCTGTATGACCCAATTGGACGGTTACAAGAGGAAATGAAGAAACAGAACAAACGCTGTGAGATCATTGAAACCCCTGCCCTTGACCTTGTCACGGACGAAAGCAATTTTGAGTATATCCGAGACGGAAAAAAAGTGTTCACAACACAGTATTTCCGAGATCAGCGGGATATGCTGTCAGCGGAACAATTTGAATCCGAGTTTCAGCAGCAGCCATTTGAAGCAAAGGGGCTTCTTTTCCCAGAAGGCAATTTGAACCGGTTTTTTGAACTCCCCGTTGACAAGGAGCCGGATACCATCATTGCCGCCTGTGATACAGCAGACAAGGGAGCAGACTACTGCGCCATGCCGATTGCGGCGGTCTATGGGCAGGAAGTGTACATTATCGACGTTGTTTTTGATGATTCTACCCCAGAAGTCACAAAACCAGAAGTCGCAAAGGCTTTGATTAACAACAAGGTCGTATCTGCCATGTTTGAAAGCAACAATGCTGGCAGTTACTTTGCAAGGGACGTGCAGGATATTCTAAAAAGCAGAGAATATATGTGTAGCATTCGGACAAAACGAACGATCAGTAACAAACAGACCCGAATTGAGTTCGCGTCAGACAATATCCTGAAACATTTCTATTTCAAGCATCCGTCCACATATGCAAGGAACAGCCAGTATGCAGAGTTCATGCGACAGGTCACAACATATACCCGTTCCGGGAAAGTGGCTCATGATGACGGGGCAGATTCGCTCAGCCTACTTGAAAACGAACTCCGGGGCTTGGTTGGAACGAAAGTTGAAGTGTTTGCGAGACCGTTCTAAAATAATGCTTGACTTTTTGTCACGCATATATTATACTTAATGCGTGACAGAAAGTGAGGTGAGCAGGTGTCACCAAGAACCGGAAGGCCAAAAGCCGAAAATCCAAAAGATGTCCGATTTAGCGTAAGATTGGATGCCGAAACGGACAGAAGATTGCAGGAATATTGCCTCAAAAACGGAATTACAAAGGGAGAAGCAATCAGAAACGGAATCCGGCTGTTATTGGCAAAGAAAAAATAGGGTGTTGGCGGCCTAGCAAACCACACCAACACCCTATCCACCCCAGAGGTTTCCATCTGGATAAATCCATTCTATCACAAACGGAAACCTCTATCAAGTAAAATTTTATGGAGGTTTTTATGAATAACGAAATTATGACAATCAGCGGTATCCCCTGCTACGAAAAGAACGGAACCGCCTATCTGAATCTGGAAGCTGTTGCCCGTGGGCTTGGATTCACATACGTTGCCGCAAGTGGCAATGAGGTCGTCCGGTGGAAACGAGTTGAGGGGTATTTGAAAGAATTGGGCGTAGCCACTTGTGGCTACGATGAATACATCCCCGAAAGCGTGTTTTACCGCCTTGCAATGAAAGCGAAGAATGAAGTTGCCGAGGCATTCCAGGCGAAGATTGCCGAAGAAGTCATTCCCTCCATCCGCAAGCACGGAGCGTACATGACCCCGGAAACGCTGGAGGCGGCGATTCTGAATCCGGATTATCTGCTCAAGGTAGCTACTGCCTTAAAGGCTGAAACGGACAAGCGCAAGGCATTGGAAGCGAAGGTTTCGGCAGATGCGCCCAAAGTTCTGTTCGCTGACAGCGTGGCCGCTTCCAGTAGCACGGTTCTTGTGGGTGAGTTGGCAAAGATCATGCGGCAGAATGGTGTGGACATGGGCGAAAGACGGCTGTTCCGGTGGATGCGGGACAATGGGTACTTAATCAAGCGCAACGGCACGGATTACAACATGCCTACGCAGGCCAGCATGGAGCAGGGGCTCTTCCGTATCAAGGAAACGGTCATCAATCACAGTGACGGACATACCTCTGTGAGCAAGACACCGAAAGTTACCGGCAAAGGACAGACGTTCTTCCTGAATAAGTTTCTGGGGGAGGGCAAGACTGTATGACAACCGCAAAAATGAACGAAATCTGGATGAATGCTCACATGGCTCTTGCAACAACGGAAATGCTGTTGGATATGCTTGACATGGAGGCTGACCCCGAAACCGGGGAACTTGCCCTTGGTAAGGCGCGGGTTGGGATGTACTGCAACGTTCTGGCTGCTGTTTGCAGCCAGATTAAAGGGATCGCAGACACGATTAGCGGCAAATAACAAGTAAATATTGGATGTGAGCGCGTTGGGTGTAGGTAACTTCACCCGATGCGCTTTGTGTTTTTATTCTCCGATGGTTTACGAACGAGAATTAAGTAGACAACCATCCGCCACTGTGGTATAATGGTAAACGAGAAAATAGATTTCCGGAAAAGGGGGTGCGTAATACGGAGAGCAGACGGTTATTCGGGCGTCGGGTGATTTACACCGAGGTTACGGATATAAACGAGGGGAATATCATCGACGTGCTGCAAAAGGCACTGTTTACGCACCTGCAAAATCAGGCAGAGATTGATTACTTGTACTGGTATTACAAGGGAAAACAGCCAATTCTGAGCCGTGTGAAGGAAGTCCGCCCGGAAATCAACAACATGGTTGTGGAGAACCGAGCAAATGAGATCGTATCTTTCAAATCGGCCTATCAGGTCGGCGAACCAATCCAGTACGTAAGCCGTGGTGGGGACGAGGACATTTCCTCCGAAGTGCTGAAACTGAATGACTATATGCTGTCCGAAGACAAGCCGGAAAAGGATAAGGAACTTGCCGATTGGTTCTTCACTTGCGGTACCTCTTATCGAATGGCTTTGCCGGACGTTCTGGCGGATGTTGAGGAAGACGAGGCTCCTTTTGAGATATTCACTCTTGACCCTAGATACACATTTGTGGTGTACTCTATTGGCCTTGGGCATAAGCCCATGATGGGTGTACGGTATGTTCTAAAAGAGGACGGAACGCTCGTTTTCTCCTGCTGGACAGAAACCAGGTATTTCGAGGTCTGGAACACATGGGCTGTTATTCGCGCAGAAGATCAGATTTTGGGAATCCCGATTGTGGAGTACCCGGCGAACATGGCTCGTTTAGGGGCATTTGAAATCGTGATTCCGTTGCTTGACGCAATCAACATGACGGAGAGCAACCGAATTGACGGCGTAGAGCAGTTCGTTCAAGCACTGATGCTGTTCCATAATGTTGACATCAGCAGTGAGGACTACAAGAAACTGCGGGACGAGGGCGCAATCAAGTTCAGGGATATTGACGCCACGCTGAAAGCGGAGATTCAATATCTGACCTCTGAAATGAACCAGACCCAGACGCAGACACTTGTGGACAGCATGTATGAAACGGTGCTGACCATCTGTGGAATGCCCAACCGGAACGGAGGGACTTCTACCTCTGACACCGGGTCGGCGGTCATCATGCGGGACGGTTGGTCGGCAGCGGAAGCCAGAGCCAAGGACACGGAGCTGGTTTTCAAGAAGTCCGAAAAGGAATTTTTGAAGCTGGTGCTGCGTATCTGCCGGGACATGGGGCATCTGAGCCTGAAACTCTCGGCACTGGAAATCCGGTTCACGCGGCGGAATTATGAGAATATCGCGCAGAAATCAACGGTTCTAACCCAGATGCTTGCTTGCGAGAAAATCGCCCCTGAATTGGCATTTACACATTGCGGGTTATTTTCCGACCCGCAGTTGGCCTACCGAATGAGCATGGATTACATGGCCGAGCAGGAGAAAAAAGCGGCGAAGCTTGCCGCACATAACGGAGGGAACGGCGATGGAAGCGGAAACCAGACCGGCGGTCAGAGTGACGGCGAAGGAAATTCGGGCGATTGAGGAAATCATCCGCCGCCGGAATCAGGCGGAAATCAAAGTCGAACAAGGCCAGATCGTGGTCATTGAGATTCGGCGCAAGAAGGTTAACTGACTGTTTGGCAAAGAGCGCCGCACCTTTCGCGGAAGAGCCACACCAAATGGTATAATTTGTGACTGCTCTAGGGAGCAGCGAACAGCCGAAGGGCTTCTGATACCAGAAATGGTATTGGAAGCCCTTCTTTTTTACACTGCGGCATAGCCAAAAGGTAAGGCACATGGTTTTGACCCATGTAATGGAAGTTCGATTCTTTCTGCCGCAACCAGCGGGGGGCTGGACAATTCAAGCACGCCGATAACTGCCGTATGCGCAAGGCAGCCAAAGCAAAGGAGAAGGAACAGCATTGTGTGATAAGTGTACATAAGCGCACGATAGCTCAAAGTAGCTTACCCCGTCCCACAAAAATATTTCCTCGGCCAAAAGCCGAGTACATGAAGAATAGAAGGCTAAAATTTGGCGCGGCAGACAGCGAATGGGGTTCACCTCTCCCCCCCACAGAAGGCCGTTCAAATCGGCCTCGCGCCACATATATCGCCGATGGCCTCCCACCGGCGACGAAACCCGGAAACGGGCAAAGCGGTTCCCCGGCACCGTAAGTCGGGGTTACACGGGTTGTTAGCTCAGTTGGTAGAGCAGCGGACTGTTAATCCGCAGGCCACAGGATCGAAGCCTGTACAGCCCTCCATAACAGCAGCAGGGAAGCTGCTCTATCAAAAACGCAAACGGGAGACAACCCGTAAAAACAGAGATCACGGCGGAGGGAACCGCCTCACCAAACGCAGGAGGAATAATTATGGCAAAAATCGACACAAATCTCATTGAAGGTTATGCGGACATGACCCCGGAACAGAAGCTTGCCGCTTTGGAGGGCTTTGAGTACGAGGACAACACCGCAGAACTGGAAAGGCAGAAAAACGCGCTGTCCAAGGCCAATTCCGAGGCTGCGGAATGGAAGCGTAAGCACAACGCGCTTCTGACTGATGAGCAGAGGAAGCAACAGGAGCAGGCCGAAAAGTGGGAGAACATGGAAAAGGAACTGGCCGGTCTGCGAAAGGAAAAAACCGTTGCCGGTTACAAAGCAAAGCTGGTTGCTCAGGGTTATGATGAAGTCCTTGCGGACGCTACTGCGGCAGCTATGGAATCCGGCGATATGGCTACGGTTTTTGCCAACAACCAGACGTTTTTGGAAAAATACGCCCAAAAAGTCATTGCGGACAAGCTGAAAAGAACGCCCAGAGGCGCGGATGGAAACCCCGGCGGCGCAATGACCAAGGCGGATTTTCTGAAACTCGACACCAAATCCCAGATGGAGTTTATCAAGAACAATCCTGACTGGAAAACAATTTTGAAGTGATTATGGAGGTAAAACATTATGGCTACTTATCTTGGCTTTCCGTTTGACCCCGAGCTGTTTAACTACAACTGGGCAAATGCGAAAGACCCCACCCTGACCGCGATGTTTGAGAGCGGCGCTGTCGCCCCGAACGCAGAACTGGCGGGCTTGATTTCCAACGGCTCTGACTTTTATACGCTGCCGTTCTACAAAGTCATTGGCGGCACTCCTGAGAACTACGATGGCGCAACTGACATCACCCTGACCGACCCCGAAGGCAGCGCTCAGAATGGTATCGTGTTTGGCCGCGCCCACGGCTGGAAGGAGAAGGACTTCATCGTTGATTACAACAGCGGTGCCGACCCCATGCAGCAAATCGTTTCTCAGGTTTCCAAGTACTGGCAGAAGCAGCGCCAGTCCATCATGCTGAAAATCCTGAATGCGGTCTTCGGCGTGACCGGCAGCGGTGAGTTTGCCGGTTGGGCGAACCACATCACTGACCTGTCTTCCGCATCCACCACTGTTGCGGACGCAAACAAGATGGGCGCTACCACCATCGGTGACGCTATCCAGAAGGCCGTGGGCGACAATCAGGACGCTTTCCGGCTGGTGTTCATGCACAGTAAGGTCGCCACCAATATGGCTGGACTGAAGCTGCTGGACTTCCTGAAATACACCGACGCCAACGGCGTGGAGCGCCCCCTCCGCATTGGCACCGTGAATGGCATGACTGTTGTCGTAGATGACAGCTGCCCCACCACCGCCGCTACCAGCGGAGAAGGCGCGAAAGCGGCCACCTACACCACCTACGTCCTCGGCCTTGGCGCAATTCAATACGCCCCCGCCCCAGTGAAGGTTCCTTCCGAGCTGACCCGTGATGCTCTCAAGGGCGGCGGTTATGACGCGCTGGTGACCCGTATCCGTGAAACCATGCACCCCAACGGTTTCAGCTTTACCAAACCCACTTCCGGCTACACCGCTTCTCCCACGGACGCTCAGCTTGCGGCATCTGCCAACTGGTCTATCGTGGCCGACCCGAAGACCATTGCTCTGGCAAAGATCATCACCAACGGCTAAGGAGGTTCACCATGTTCTATGTTTCTGACGGGAAAGTGTATGTGCGCGAGGGAGATCACTTTCGCAACGTGGGCTTTACCGCAAAGGACAAGGTGATTACCCGGCGCGAACTGGAGAGCACTTCTGTGGTGATGGGAACGGTAGTCGTTGATACCCTCAACGACCCCGTACCGCTCACCCGCGAGGAAGTTATCACCAAGTTTGGTTTATCGGAGAATAATCCTATTCCCGTTATCAAGAAACCACGCAAGAAAGCGGGAGAACCCGTAGAATGAAAGGAGGTAAGAAACCGTGCAGGAAGCCGAAAAAAACGCATTGGTAAAAGCCATGGCGAATGAAACCGACGAAAGCACGGTTTCTGCCTACCTTGGCATTGCGGCAAGTAAGATTTGCCGCAGGGCATACCCGTTTGACCCTTCTATTAAGGAGGTTCCGGAGCAGTACAGCTATCTACAGGTGGAGATTGCTACGTATCTTCTGAACAAGCGGGGCGGCGAGGGTGAGCTGTCTCACAGCGAGAACGGCATTTCCCGTTCCTACGAGAACGGGGACGTTCCGGAATCCATGATGCGACAGATTGTTCCCATGGCCGGGGTTCTGTGAGGTGACAGTATGAGAATCATGGAGCGAAACAAGCAAAGCTTCTGGTATCTGCTGTATGACCGGAAAGTGCCTGTCACCGACGAAGACGGCAACGAAACCGGCGAGGAAACTGTTGTGTACAAACCTGCCGTTTCCTTCCGCGCCAACGTATCCGCTGCGACCGGGGCTTCTCAGGTGGAGCAGTTCGGCAATCTTGCCGGGTATGACAAGGTTATCGTTACGGATGACATGACCTGCCCCGTTGACGAAAATACTGTGCTGTTTCTGGACAAGGAGCCTGTGTATGACGAGGACGGGAAGCCCCTGTATGACTACATGGTCAGACGGGTGGCAAAGTCTCTGAACTCAGTGTCTATCGCCGTTACGAAGGTGAGCGTGTCGTGAGCTACAAGAAAATCGTGGTTCCGCTGTCGGTTTCCGGCATTCAGAAGATTCAGGACGAATTGAAGGAATACAAACGCTGGCAGAAGGACAAGGCAAAGGAACTGGCCGAAAGGCTGGCAATGCTGGGTGCTTCTGTGGCTTCCATCCGGTTTTCGCGGGCTGTTTACACCGGGATGAGGGATGCAACCGTGTCCGTCGTGGCAATCCCGAATGGTTACGCCGTAAAGGCCGATGGGGAATCCGTCCTTTTCATTGAATTTGGAGCCGGTATCACCTACGGAACCGGACACCCGGAAGCGTCGGAGTTTGGCATGGGGGCTGGCACCTACCCGGACGGGAAAGGCCATTGGGATGACCCAAAGGGATGGTATCTGCCCAAAGACAAGGGCGGCGGCCACACATACGGAAATCCTCCTGCAATGCCCATGTATGAGGCGAGAAAAGCGATTGAGCAGGAGCTTCCGAGAATCGTTATGGAGGTGTTCAGGGCTTGATTGATATTGAAAAGCTGATCTATACCCCCATTGCCGAGGCTCTGCGAAAGCGCTTCAAGGGCATTTCGGTATCCGGAGAATATGTGAACGCTCCTCCAAAATTCCCCTATGTAAGCATCGTAGAGCAGGACAATTATATGTCCGCGAACAGGCTGGACAGCAGCGACCGGGAAAAGTTTTCCACGCTGATGTACGAGGTTAATGTCTACTCCGACAAGGCGGGGAGCAAGAAAAGCGCCTGCCGGGAGATCATGGGCGTTATAGACGAAATGCTCTACAAAAGGAATTTCACGCGAATTTCGTTGTCCCCTGTTCCGAATATGGAAAACGGGACGATTTACCGTCTGGTTGCCAGGTATCGGGCGGAGACGGACGGCGGAACAATTTACCGCAGGTAAATATGCTTTACCTTTCCGTAAGGGCGGAAAGAGAGCCGAAGGGCTGCTTCACAGGAGGCAGCCCGTTTTTTATTACAACGAAAGGAATGATGACTTATCGCGATTTCTACCTATAAGGTCTTCCTCATGAAAAAAGGAAGCACCGGCAACACCTACGAAAAGCTTATTGACATCAAGGAATTCCCTGATCTGGGCGGCGACCCGGAGATGCTGGAAACCACTACCCTGTCTGACAAGATGCAGACCTACATCGCCGGTATCCAGTCCTTGGATGCCCTCTCCTTCACGGCGAACTACACCTTGGATGACTACAAGAAGCTGGTGGCTCTCAACGGAAAGACCGAGAGCTACGCTGTGTGGTTCGGCGGAACCGGTGACGGCGCGAACCTGACCCCTACCGGCTCTGACGGCAAGTTCAAGTTCGATGGTCAGCTGACTTGCTACCCCACCGGCGGCAGCGTCAACGAGGTTGTAGACCTGAACATTTCCATTGCCCCGTCCACGCCCATTGAGCTGGACGACGCGACCTGAGCCAAAACACAGACCACACATTTTTAAGGAGGATTAGCGATGGCTAAGAAAATCTGCATTCCCTACAACGGCAAGAAGTACACGCTGGAATTCACCCGCTCCACGGTTTCTGCTATGGAGAAGATCGGGTTCTCCATCAATGAGCTTGGCGACAAGCCCGCTACCATGATCCCCATGCTGTTCAGCGGCGCTTTTGCGGCAAATCACCCCAACACCAAGGTTGCTACCATCAACAAGATTTACGACGGTCTGAGTAACAAGTCCGGCCTTGTGAAGGTGCTGACGGAAATGTACTCCGAGGCCGTGTACACCCTGCTTTCCGATGATGAAGAGGAAAACGAGGGAAACCCCGGCTGGGAAGCAGTAGAGTAAGCGAACTTCTTTCCGAAAACGGAGGGGGTGGGGAGACCCCTACCCCCTCTTACGCTTACACAAATATCTTCAAGAAGTTATTCCCGTACTATCTTGCAATCGGCATGACCTATGACCAGTTCTGGAATCAGGACGTGGAACTGGTGAAAGCCTACCGGGAAGCTGACAAGATCAAACGGGACTTGAAGAATCAGGATATGTGGATGCAAGGGGCTTATTACTATGAAGCCCTTCTGGATGCCGCCCCGGTTCTTCGATTCAGTTTCAGCAAGAAGCCGCCGAAGCCGATTCCCTACCGGGAGCAGCCCTTTGAGCTGCACACTGGGCAGCGGAAAGCGGCGGGTAGTGGAGAAAAGCAGCTGACCCAGCAGGAAAAGAGCGACAAAAAGGCGAAAGCCATGATGGAGATGTTTATGGTATCCATCAACAAGAAATTTGAGAAGAAGGGCGGTGAAGGGGATGGCTGACAATGTGGAAATGCAGGGCATTGAGTTTCAGATTGTGAATGACAGTGCCGCGGCATCCGCAGGGGTGGAGGTTCTGGCAAAAAAGTTGACAGAGCTAAAAACGTCGATCAGCGGTTCCACAACTGCCCTTTCCAAAGTTGCAGCAGGAATTTCGCAGATCAAGAATGCCGTGAACAACATGAATACCGGCGATTTTGCGAACAAGATAAACCGCATTAGCAACTCCCTGGGCAATCTGAAAGACAAGACGGATAGCCTGAAAATTTCCGCGTCCATTGGAAACCAGCTGGCGGCCATCAATCAAGCAATCACCAATCTGCCCGACACCCCCGGAGAAAAACTGCGGAATCTGGCATCCGGATTGCAGCCTCTGTCCGAGCTTGGCCGGTCTAATATGACTTCCTTCATCAACCAGTTGAAAAAGCTACCAGAGGTCATCCAGGAGCTTGAGAAAGCGGATATTGATAAGTTCACTCAGCAGATGAAAGACTTGGCTTCGGCCATGAAGCCATTTGCGGATGAAATGAACAAGGTTTCCTCCGGGTTTTCGGCATTTCCAAGCAGAATTCAAAGGCTGATTACATCGACGGAGCAGTACAACGGTACGGTAAGGCGGGCAACCACAAGCACAAATGCTTGGAACAGTGCGCTCAAAGCAATCAGCTTTGCGGCCATATACCGGGCGGCGGCAAAGCTCCAGGGTATCGCAATTGCAAAATCGTCCAAGTATACGGAGGATTTGAATCTGTTCACCGTTTCAATGGGGAGGTACGCCGAGGAAGCCTATAACTACGCCCAGAAGGTTTCTGAGGTAATGGGCATTGACCCCGCTGAATGGATGCGGAATCAGGGCGTCTTTAACACCATTATCGCAGGTTTTGGTGTGGCTGGTGACAAGGCGGCGTTTATGTCCAAGAACCTGACGCAGTTGGGTTATGACCTTGCCTCCTTCTATAATATCGATTTTGAATCGGGAATGCAGAAGGTTCAGTCCGGTATTTCCGGAGAACTCGAACCTCTGCGGCGGCTGGGCTACGACCTGTCTGTTGCCCGGTTGGAGCAGGAACGCTTGAATCTTGGAATTGACAAGAGCGTTTCCAGCATGACGCAGGCGGAGAAATCCCAGCTGCGGTACTACGCCATGATGACGCAGGTAACGCAGGTGCAAGGTGATATGGCGCGGACGCTGGAAAATCCGGCAAACATGCTGCGGGTACTACGGGCGGAGCTGGAACAAGCCGCACGTGCCGTGGGAAACATCTTTATCCCGATTCTGACGAAGGTTCTGCCAATTGCTATTGCCGTGGCAAGCGCCTTGCAGGAAATCATAGCGGCCATTGCCACCCTGTTCGGGATAACGGTAAAGTCCCCGAAATGGGGGGATGCGATTGGGAGCGCTTCTGCCGGGAGCGGTGCCATTGCCGACAACATGGACAGTGCCGCCGGGTCTGCCAAGGAACTGAAACGATACCTTGCCGGGTTTGATGAACTGAACGTTCTTCCTGACCAGAATCAGGGCGGCAGTGGAAGCGGAGCCGGTGTAGGCGGTGGAGACCTTGGCTTAGACTTGCCGGGGTATGATTTCCTGAAAAATGCAGTAACCACGCAGATTGACGAGTGGAAAAAGAAACTGGAGCCGCTTGTTTCCTTTGTTAAGGACAATCTGAAAGAGATTCTGGGGCTTATTGCCACAATCGGAATTGCGCTACTTGCATGGAAGTTATCAAACGATTTCCTGAACGGAATTATGGCGCTCAAAACGCTTGGGAAAAACGGTCTTTCCATTCCGCTTACGATTTCCGCAGGCGTGATTCTAACAGCCGCCAGTTTTTCAATCGAGTTTAGAGCCATTAAAGACGCCATCGAAGATAAGCTCAATAGCTTCAATTTCGGGGAGATCATTCTGAGTGGTTTAGGTGGAACTGTAGGCGCTGGGGTTATCGGAAAAGGAATTGGGCAGCTAATTTTCAAGGCGTTCAAAGGAAGCGCTGTAGCCAAGGCGATTACTGCGGGCGGCGGAACGATAAGCACGGGACTTATCGGAGCAGCCATCGGTGGAATCGTTGCTGGAATCCCAATGTTCGTTACCGGCGTATACGACGCGATCGTGAATGGGCTGAATACCCTCAATGGATTACTGATTCCGGCGGGGTCTACATTAGCTGCTACGGGAATTGGCGCAATCATTGGTACGGCGATAGGCTCTGTCGGCGGCCCTGTTGGTGCAGCTATCGGCGCACTCGTTGGCCTAGTAATAGGCGCACTGACAGACCTTGGCATTCTGATTTATCAGAAATGGGATGAAATTTGCGCTTTCTTTGCACCTGTTGCGGAATGGTTCGATGTAAACGTTGTGCAACCAATATCCGGCTTCTTCTCCGGACTTTGGACGGACATTGTTAAAACGTTTTCACCAGCTGTTACATGGTTCTCTGATCTGTGGAAAAGTGTAAGCCAGACATTTGAGGATGTCTTCTATAACATCGGAGTGCTTGTGAGCGGAACGTGGGAAACCATCAAGATTGTTTGGGGCATCGTTTCTGACTGGTTTGACACAAATGTTATCCAGCCTGTCGCCTCGTTCTTCTCCGACCTTTGGGATGGCATATCTTCCTGGGCCATAAAATCGTGGAATAAAATCAGCACTGTTTTCTCTGGAATTGCAGCCTGGTTTGACGCAAACGTCATTCGCCCGATTGTTGGATTTTTCACGGATTTGTGGACAGATATAACGGTTATATTTGGGAAAGTAGTCGGATTTTTCAAAGGAATCATAAACGGCGTTCTTTCCGGACTTAACTCGGCAATCAGCTACGCATTCGGCGGAATCAACAGCATTCTCCGCAGTATCCGAGGATTCAGCATTGCAGGATTTACCCCGTTCTCCGGGCTCCGGGAAATCAGCGTTCCTCAAATTCCGATGCTTGCCGACGGCGGTTTTGTAGACCAAGGCCAGCTGTTCATAGCCCGTGAAGCGGGCGCAGAAATGGTTGGCTCTATTGGCAGACGGACAGCGGTTGCCAACAATGACCAGATCGTTGATGGTATCACCTACGGCGTTCGGGAAGCCAATGACGACGTTGTTACCGCTATCTACGCTGTCGCTCAGCAGATTATCGCGGAAATGCGCAATCAGGGCAACGGAGGTGGCGGTGGATATGACTTTGACCGGGCTGTCCGGGATGCTCAGCGCAGGAACGCAAGAATGTATGGATAAGCGAAAGGAGTGAAAACGGCATGAAGATGATGCTCAAGATAAACGGCGTGGACTTCATGCCGTTCATCGCCAAACAGGGCGTAAAGTGGCAGCGCAACGACATTGACGCACCCAATTCCGGGCGCACAATGGACGGAACAATGCAGCGTGGCCGGGTGACAACCAAAATCCGTCTGGACATCACCTGCCGCCCGCTAACGGCTGAGGAAGCTATGACCGTGTTGCATACCATTCTCCCGGAATATGTGACCGTGGACTACTACGACCCTATGAGCGGGTACCGCAACAATGTAACCATGTACTCCAACAATAACCCTGCATCTTTCCTGATAGAGAAGCCGGAAGACGATTGGTGGAGCGGCATTACCTTTCCCCTGATTGAGAGGTGACGGGCGCTTATGCAGAACGTATCACAGGAATACCGGGACATTGTAGCTGGCAACCACTGGTTTGAAAACCGCCTATGCATCGGTGATACCGGAAAGCTTATTGACAAAAGCGGAAGCGCAATCACGTTCGGTGGAGTGCGCATTCTGGTAGATAGCGGTGGCGCCGAAACCGGCTACGGTGAAGAACTGCTGATATCCATGGAGCAGAAGCAACCGCTTCTTTCCGATTCTCCTGACGTTGGAAAAACCTGCGCCGGTGAGATCAACGTTGAAATGATTCATCCATATGGTGATATCCCCAAACGTGCGCTTCTTCGGCCATATATCAGAGCTGCAAATGAGAATGCCGCCTCTGAATGGCTGCCACAAGGAAAGTATTACATTGACAAGCGGAGCGAAGGAGAGATCGGTGACCGGACAAAACTAACGCTCCACGGATACGACGGAATGCTTCTTCTGGAAGAAGACTATCCGGCAGAATCCTCCCTTAACTGGCCTGCAAGTGACATTGAAGTTCTGAAAGAGATTTCCGATGCAGTCGGCATATCGCTGGATAGCCGTGTATATCAAATCGTGACATCTGGTTACGAAATCCCGTACCCTGCCGGGTACAGCTGCCGTGAGGTCATTGGCTACATCGGCGCAATGTACACCGGCTCCTGGGCTATGACGGCCACCGGAGAATTGATGCTGGTCACGCTCACGGGGCTTCCGAAGGAAACCAACTATCTGATTGTTGGCGGAAGCGATAACAGAGCGATCACGTTTGGAGGTGTCAGAATCCTTGTTTGATAAGTTTATCATCGGGTCTGCCGCCGACAGCCTGAAAATATCAGACCCACTCAGCGCGTACAGCCGCGTCACGTTGAAGGTTGCTGACGGCGTGGAGTATACGGCGGGTACAGACAGCGGCAGGGAACTGATCTCCGAAAACCCTTTCGGAACTCAGAAAATGGCAAACGACATGTTGGCCAGAATCAACGGCTATTCCTACCAGACGTATACGGCTACAGGCGCAATCTTAGACCCGGCGGCGGAGATTGGAGACGCGGTTCAGGTTAAAGGAACCTATGGCGGCATCTACAGCGTGTCGAAGTCCTACGGAAAAATGATACGCGCGGATGTTTCCGCCCCCGGCTCTGAGGAAATCGACGAATCCGTTCCCTATAAATCCCACGAAACGCGCAAGGTAGAACGTCAGTTTATTGAAACCCGGGCGCAACTGGAAATTCAGGCCGACCGGATTTCCACCGAAGTCTCTGCCCGTATCGAGCAGGGGGACGAACTCACCTCGCGGCTGGACATTCAGAGTGACCAGATTTCCGCGCGGGTGACCAAAACCGGCGGGAGCAGCTCGTCCTTCGGCTGGGAGCTGCTTGACGATTCCTGGACGGTCAAGGCCAACAATACCACGGTGTTCCAGATCACCAAGTCCGGCGCAGAAGTCCGTGGAAAGATCACCGCCTTAAGCGGCAAAATCGGCGGTTTCGACATCCAATCGGACTACCTAAGCTATAACAATCAGGTCTGGAACGGCACCAACAGCCGGGGTATTTACATTGGTGTCAACGGCATTCAGTGCGGCTCTGAGGCTAACGGCGTGCAGATTACGCCGACCGGGAATCTGTACGCTGAGAATGGATATTTCCGGGGAAGCGTCAGTGCTGGAAGAATTGACTACGGCGGTGACGATGGGTACCTTGACGGGTCAGGTCTTGCCAGTCACAGTGTCTACGGCTCGGAAATCGGCTACAACACCATATCAACGGCTTACACCAGCGGAGGTATCAATACATCGCTCGGGTATGCGGATTTTGCAAATGGTGTGTTCAATGGTTGGAATACCGCAAGCTACGTTGATGCGTCCGTGCTATTCGCGTCGAGCTTCTATTTCAAAGACGAAGAGGTGGCTTGGCGAACAATTAAGGACGGAAACGGATTATCACAAACTGTATTAGTGAGGGCTTAAGTATGGAAAAACTGAAAACCGCAACAGGCAAAGAATTCGACTGCGATTATTTCAACCCTTTTCCACAGGCGGGGCAGATAAACATCCGTATTCTCGGGGAATCCCTGGCGACGATTGCCACGGTATTTGCAAATCCCGCGGAGACGGTGCAAATGTGGTGGGAAGGGCAGTACGCCGCCCAATATACGAAGATAATCGCTATCGTACCGGAAACCGGCGCGGTACGTGTGGTGCTGGGAAAGGAGTAAAAATGAACCCTGTAATGAAACTTAGGGCAGTCCTGAATACCCTTGAGGGCGTTCAGGTCGCAGGACGGGAAAACTGGGACAGGATGCTGGGAAGTATGCAGGCCATTGAAGAAGTGGTGCAGGTGCTGTCTGCGCCTCCTGCGCCCGAAAAAGAGACTGACGTTGAGGAGGGATGACTTATCGCAGATAAAGCAATATCCGAGCTGATTGCAGCGGAACAGATAAAAGCCGCTGACCTTTTCGTTCTGGAACAGGACAGCGCGGCAAAGAAGCTGACGGGACAAATTCTGCTGAACTGGCTGACCGCCGCCGCTGACGGCCATGGCGGTATCAGCAGCATCGTGAAGCATTCCACCAGCGGCCTTACGGATACATACCGTATCACCATGGCGGACACCACTACCTTTGACTTCACCGTAAAAAACGGTCGGGGCATTTCAACCATTGCCAAAGTCTCCGTCAGCGGGCTGGTAGACACGTACCGTATTACCTATAACGATAATACCACCAGCACGTTTACCATCACGAACGGCGCAAAGGGCGATAAGGGAAACAATGCCTACGTCTGGATTCGGTACGCGTCTCAGAAGCCCACGGCAGCTTCTCATAGTTTCGGCGTACTGCCGGACAATTGGATGGGCGTATACAGCGGCAACGCCTTGATCGCCCCTACCGATTGGCAGCAATACCAATGGTTCGAGATCAAAGGCGAGAAAGGCGATACCGGGAATCCGGCAACGCTCAACAATTCTGCAATCAGCTACCAGACGAGCGATTCCGGCACGGTCGTTCCGTCCGGAACATGGTCAAACACGATCCCGACGGTGGCGCAGGGCAAGTATCTGTGGACAAGGGTCACGCTTGCGTTCAATACCGGCAACGCCGTCACCTTTTACTCCGTCTCCCGTATGGGCTTGGATGGCACCGGTGCTGTATCCAAAGTGTGCGGCAAAGAACCTAACTCCAATGGCAACGTTGAACTAGAAGCTGAAAATGTTGGGGCATTGCCTAGTGCTGGCGGTTTAATGACCGGAAATATTGTCATGAACTCCCATCAAATCAAAGCATTAGGTGCGCCCACGGACAGCGCTGATGCTGCAACCAAGGGGTACGTGGATACGGCGTTAAGTAATGCCAAAACGATTGCAAGGACTGCAACGTTAACTGCTGCCGGTTGGTCTGCCAGCGCCCCGTATACCCAGTCTGTTACGGTCTCCGGTCTGACGGATACAAAACGTGCGATGGCTTATCCAGTGTACGGGAGCAACACGGCCACCAATCTTGCGCTGAAAGAGGCGTGCGGTATGGTGAGCTTCGCTTCCCGGTCGGGCAGCACGCTGACGTTTACCTGCCTTGAGGACAAGCCCACGGTGAATATTCCCATCACGGTGGAGGTGTACGTATGAGTATTGCGGTGCCTTTATATGGATTTGGGGCCAGCGGGGGCACAGGCGGCACCCTTACCGTTACAGCCCCGGCGAACGTCACCGTGACTGTTTCCAAGGACGGAAAGACAAAGACCAAGAACTCCGGCACGAGCGGCGTGGTGGTGTTCAAGGGGCTGAAAAGCGGGACGTGGACTGTTACCATCACCGGTGACGGCAAGACTGCGCAAAAGAATGTTGTGGTCACAACCGATTACAGCACGGCAATTGCATTTTTCGCAGCGACGATCAATATTACATATCCCGCCGGTTCGACCTGCACTTGCTCTGACGGTACAACGACTCTATCCGCCCCTGACACCAGTGGTTCGTGGACATGCATAGTCTATAATGCAGGAACTTGGACGGCGACAGCTACGGATGGGGATAAGTCGAAAAGTGCCGATGTCGTGATAACCACTGACGGCCAGACCGAGAGTGTCACGTTGCTATATATCACTTATCTGTTCAAGGATGGGGAAACTTACGATTCACTGACCGGCGGGTGGCAAGGAACGGTTAATGCTGAAAAGCAAGCACTACAGCTTATTGTCCAAGCGGGAAAATCACAAAATGTGCATACGAAAAGCAAGGTTGATATGACTGATTACAGCACCATATCCGCTAAGACCGACGCAAATATTCGTAACGTTTCTCTTGTATTGATTATTGAGGATTCCTACGCAGCAAGTAAGCCGGTGGCAAAGGCAGAGCTCGATACCGCCTCGGATGAAGTAAGCCTCGATATATCCAACATCACCGGTAGCCACTTCATCCGGCTCTATTCGTACTCTGAAAAAGGCGGCAGCCGGTACGTCTACGAAGTCTCTATGCAGTAGGGGGTGTAACGCTTGAAAACAATTTATATTGGCTCAGAATTTAAGTGCTACGTCACCTCTGGCGAAGGGCGGACACAGGTAGAAACAGACGCATTCGACGGTAAGTGCGACACCTACATCGAGGGCTACCGCTTCATCCCGGCAGGGCAGACGTGGACACGTGCTGATGGCGTGGTGTTCACCGGTGAGATGATCGCCCCGTGGAAGCCGTGGGCAGAGCTGGACGCTGCACAGCGGGAGTATGAGCGGGAGCAGTACACCGCCCTATTATCGAAACTATCGGAGGTATACGAAAATGCTGACACCTGATGAAATCATTGCCTTCGCAAAGGCAGATAGAGAAACTTGCCGCGTTGTTTCGGCGGCGGGAATCACCATTGACCCGGAACCCAGTACCCCGCCCAGCAGACCGGGCTATAGCTGGATTCCCAAGCAGATTTCCGCTGGCGGCGCAATTATGTGGGTGGAAAGCGAGTACGATTCCACGATGCCGGGAACAAAGGAAACGCCGATTCCGTATACTTCCGGGCTGACGGTTTACCCCAACTATTACTATGTGCTGGATGGTGTGCGCAAGGTATGGACGGGCGAGGCCACGGTTTCCCCCGCGTGGGATGATGAGCGTTTCACCGAAATGTAAGGCGGTGACGGCATGAAAATTGCGGAAGTAAAAGTCGCCAATACGACGTGCAGGACAACGCCCCTTGTGCCGATTCCCAGAGGAATCGTGGGTGCGGTGGTGTCCATCGAATACACCGACCCTGCGTGGGATGGCCTACAGAAAACCGTTGTGTTCCGAAGCGCAGTCACAAAAGACGTGCTTGCCGCTGGAAATGAAGTGGTTGTCCCAGCGGAGGTAGTCAGCCGCGCGGGCGTGAACCTCTACATGGGTGTGTACGGCGTGGGCGCGGATGGCCGTATGGTGATTCCCACCATCTGGACGGAGCTTGGCCTTGTGCATGGCGCAGCGGCTCCGTCCGGGGACAGCTCAACCGACCCGTCCTTGCCGGTCTGGGCGCAGATACAGGCCATGATCGGGAATCTGGATGATCTGGATACCGTCGCGAAATCAAGCCTTGTAGCGGCTGTCAACGAGGCGCTGACAAGGAGCGGTGGAGAGGTTGACCCGGCAACGGTACAGAAGATCGTAGACGACTATCTGAAGGCCAATCCACCCGCTGCGGGCAAGGACGGCATCACCCCCACCATCGGCAGCAACGGCAACTGGTACATAGGCGATATCGACACCGGAAAGCCCAGTAGGGGCGATAACGGTGCAGTCCCTGATATCCAGATCGGCACGGTCACAACCCTTCCGGCAGGCAGCGATGCGACAGCCAGCATGGGCGGCACGGCAGAGAATCCGCTGCTTAATCTTGGTATCCCAAAGGGCGCGGACGGGCAGGGCGGCGGCTCTGGCAACTGGGAAAAGATAGCAGAAATCATCATCCCCGACGACGCGGAAGAAAGCAATGCGCTGACTATCAATAAGGATCTCAACGGGCAGCCCTTTTCCCTCCTGAAAGCGAGGCTCTGCAGTAAGTTCCCCAAGTATACCGGCGGGAGTACCATTCCGAACATCACGTTTGCCATGCTCAACGGGATAAACTCCGGTAATCCCAGCCCGGCAGTTTATACTTCCCTTTGGCCTAAGGTCGGAACTGACCGTCTGGTGGGAGCCGTCTATGAGGTGGATGTTTCCGGGGTACAGGTGATAGAAAGCGCATTGCGTTCAACCGGCGCCGGATGGGGGGAGAACATGGGCATGTATGGCAGTTCCACTAGCACCTACGTGAAGTATTTCACGGATTCGCTCTGGGCGAAGCCAATTACCTCCATCGGCGGAACCGGTATGCTGATTTATCCCGGCTGTAAATTCGTTCTTTACGGCGTGCGGGCGTAAGGAGGACGGCCATGAACATGTGTGAAAATGGAGTGATTCGCCCAATGTCCCCGGAGGAAATCGCGGAGCTGGAACGGGCAATAGCCGAGGCACCGGAACCGGAACCAACGCCGGAAGACCGCATTGCAGAGCTGGAAGCACAGAATCAGGAGCTTACCGAATTTCTGGAACAGATGGCGCAGATTTATGATAGCAGGGAGGATGCAGAATGACGATTACACAAATTCAGTGCTTGCTCACCTATCTGGGCTATTCTCCCGGCACGATTGACGGCATTGAGGGCAGGAATACCCAAGGGGCAATTCGGGCGTTTCAGGCCGACTATGGGCTTACCGTGGACGGGATACCGGGGGCGGCTACCCAGAAAATGCTCATCGGTGCTATCGCAGGGACGGCGGTAAAGGTGGAGAAGCCGGAAAGCAGCGACGCGCCGAAGACGGGAACATTCTGGGACGATATCCGGTATTTTACCCGGGAGGAGTTCCGGTGCCAGTGCGGCGGGAAATACTGCAACGGCTTCCCCGCAGAGCCCGCAGAGGAAACCGTCCGCATGGCGGATGAGATACGCCGTCGGGCAGGGGTTC